GCCCCCTCCCCTCACGACTCGCCACCATTTTGGAAAGTCAATCCTATTTACCCAGCCCCCACCAGTCATTTCGTTTTGCGTAGCCACACCCCCTTCAGTGTATAGCATTACTACTATCATCTATGTGTTACTATTCTATTTTTACCCCAACCTTTCACATATATGCCAGCCCACCTAGCCCATCATCATACCTCATCAGATGATCATGCTCCATATTCCTATAGATTTATTATTATTTCTTCGTATAAATAATCTTGAATCATTTCATTATATTTTTCTCGACAGTCGGTCGACGGATTGAACGGAAATTCTGATTTGATTTGATTGATTAATTCTTTCATATTTATTATTTATTGGATTCATTATTATTATCCGTCTTCCTTCGTATTATGTCTGTATACCCTCCACATTACACTGTATGTATAGCATCTCCCCACCCCACCCCCTACCCTACCACCCTCGCTCTCATACTTATGTGACAGATTGTCATGACATTACGACATATGACAGATTGTCTTGTGTGTGACATCTTGACACTGTGTGGAATACTATTCTACTAATTTCTACTACTAAACAATTAATATACTTTTACAAATGTAATACGATTGATTTCAGATAATATAAATGTAACTAACAAACTAACAAACAAACAAAAACAAAATCTTAAAAGTCTAATTAATCTTACAAAACTAATACGACTTCATTCAGATAATAATAATGTAAATAAATAATAACTTAAATATAATAACTATGCAAAATTTAATTTCAAAAAGATTCGTCATCAGACAATCACTAATCGGTAAAAATCAAATGATTACTGTTAACTTCAAAAATGGCAAAACTGTCACTTACAATCACGATAAAGTGTATGAAGTTATGAAAGAAAAACTTTCAACTATGAATTGTTTTCTTAAATACAAAAGTTACACTTCTTCAACAAGTGTTCCAGTAATCTGTAGAGAAGTAGTAGAACAATAGTATACTACTTTAATACCAAAAGACATAACGGTTTCACTCTGCATTTTGACTACGTGAGCTCTACTTTGTGAGGTGGTTCGATTCCACCGGTGTCTACTAATAACTAATAATAAAATAATACTATGAACAGAAAATTTATACACTACGTACTAATCAAAATAACAGACATCGCTATTAAAGGATTTATAGCATCACTTGCAACCTTAGCCTTTGGCGGAATAGCTTACTTCGTTTTCATGATGGTAACAGGTCAAGTAGATTACTCAGCGATGGATTCTATTCCATGTGGTATATGTAATTAATTTACAAATAAAATACGGCTAAAATCAGATAATATAATAAAATGAAACGCATAAAATACATATCGCTCTTATCACTCTGGCTACAAAGTAACCATGAAATACTACAAGTTCTTCCACAAGAATTACTCGATGAAGTATATGTATACCAACGCTTCCAAACTAAACTAATTAATAATCTTTAAAACAATATAACTATGTCTACATTTTCATACACATTACTAAAAATATCTTGGCGACTATACGACAAGCATTACACTAAATTAACTGACGAGCAAAAGTCTAAAGTTATGGATATCTACTACGATTTCTACTAGTGTACAAAAAGGTGACTATCCGAACCTGCGGGCAACGAGCTTAACTGGATAGAACAAAAGACATAATGGTTAACGTGAGTTCGATTCTCACCATGTCTACTAATAATAACTTTTTAAATAATAATACTATGCAATATATACTAACTTGCCCTAACGGTAAAAAAATAGATATGTCACACGATATACTATTACAAATGGAGAATAAAATAACTAGACAAGATGTTCTTAACAGAATAGAGTTCTATAAATCAACTAATAAATAATAATACTATGCAATATAATGACTATCCAGCGGAACAGATCGCTGCAAAATTAAAACAAGTACAAGAATTCGAAGCTAAGTGGGGTGAAAAGCCTGCAAGTAAAGCATGGAAAAAATGGTGTACTGATGCTAAATACAGACAAAACGAGTGGAAATTCAGACAAGGTGTTGCCGCTAATATTAAACCTAACGTCGACTACAGATGAAGAGAAAGCATTCACATAAACCACTGTTCAAGATAACGAGAGCTCAAATAGAGGCTGTAGAAAGACAGTACTGGGCGAGGTATAATAATAATGAGTTAGATTCTATGTTGTATTACAAAAATAATACGAACGAGAACCGATAATAATGATGTAACAAATAATATATAAACTATGCAATCAATTAAATTCCAATCAAACAAAATTATTAAAATCGCCGGCCAAACTTACAAAGGCTATTCAATAGGCGAACTACCAAAAAGATTTGCTTTCATTTACGACGAAGACAAAGATCAAGAAGGTATCACCTCGTGGTTCAATCACAAAGGTCTTACTTACGTAGAATATAACCCTTCAATCTGGTCATATGTCTAATCCAAGTAACATGAAAGAGCTGTGTGCCTATGTCGAAGCACAGCGTAAACTAAGGAAAGATGGGCATAGACGTCTTATCCTTCACAACGGATCGTGCAGTGGACTCACTGAGAAAGAGTACAACAAAGTTGTAACAAGGCAAAAATCTAATTTTGCTAAGTCCAAAAAGTTCACTCACAACCGTATGTGGCAAGAAACAAGTAAGAAATTTGACAACAAGCAATTAAAATTAATAATAAAAACACTATGAGAGATTTATATCAAGAGCATATGGACTGGAAACAGAGACGTGCAGAACTAGTAGACTTATTCGCTGAGCGTATGTTTATCGAGTATAACATTAAAGAAATGACTACTGACAGACAAAAGAAAAATGGCACAAGACAATTTGTGTTACCTAATGGTGATCAGTTCGCCTCATATAAAACAGGTTATGTTAGAAGATGTAATTCTAGCGATAGAATATATCAACTAAACAAAGTATATAGGCAACATCAAAGATACACTGTGTTGAATGGTGGTAAGCTTAAGACAATGAAGTATACTGCTTATGCTAGAGAACTAATAACTGATCCACTAGCAAGACTTATATACATAGTAGAATTTTGTAAAAGAAACTACAACTTAAAAAACTTAACAATGTACGGCGGAGTGTCTGTATGGAATTATTAAAATATAAATTATGAGTAAAATAAAAAACCCGTGGGATTTAGCCTACGAATTAAACAAAGATAATTATAGTAGAGCAGACATAGATGATATGTTGTTCTGTGAAGTAGAAGAATTAATAAATCAAGAATAATATGAGAGATGATATAAGAGTAAACGGCTGGGACTTTGAATTTGTAAGTCAAGATGATGGTAAAGATCAGTTTTACCAATGTAGAGGTGAGGTTATGTACGATGATGACCATGACGAGATGCCTGAACCAAGTCTTTGGCAAGCAGCAGAAAAGCTAGAAAAACAACTAGAAGATCAAGGTATTAAATGCGAGGCAGGTCACTCTGAAAAAGGTTGGGTTGAAGTAACAATATACAATAAATAATATGGAAAAAGTAAAAGATTTTGTAGAGCACGAGCTACATATGTTAGATAAAGGTATTGTAGCCACGCCTAACGAACAAACACTAGAACAATTTACACAAGCTAATCATGGCACTAATGATTTCTTATTAATGCAAATGGCTAAAAACTTTGGCTATAAATTAGCTTTATTAAATATAAAAGATAGATTTTATGAGTAGAATGAAAGAAATAGACGAAATAGCACAAGGTATTGCTGATGTTTCTATGGAATTAATGAGAGATAGCATACATTGGCAGATCGCTGACCAACACGTTGAAGGTGATTCTTATAACGACTTACATGATTATGTTATGGCAAAAGCTATTGAGTACATGTACTTATCACAAGAAAGATTTCCTTTACAAAAATAATACGATAGCTTTCGGATAATATAAATGTAACAATTAAAATAACAAACTATGTACTGTAAATGCGGCGACGAAGTCCACCCTTATCGATTAAACTTAGGATATAAAACGTGTCCACCTTGTTCTGAAGTAAAAAAACATTCTTATGTTCCTATTACTTATCACAAAACAGGTAACACAATTCAAATAGTAAGCCAAGAGCTTAGTGCTATTATTCACAAGTCGCAACGCAGAAGATAGCTAGACGAGTAGCTTAATTAGGTAAATCAAGGTCAGTAAGTTCCTGCCTCTGGAATTACACATAAGCGAATAGCTAGCAACGAGAGAGTTTTACGGTATATGGCTCTATAGAAAATACGAAAACCGATGGCGAAAGCCGGCAACTAGGTCAGGTTTAGTACTGAAGTATGTAAACGTTTTCACGAGCATATAATGACTATGGCTACCGACGGGTATGAGGTTCGAATCCTTACTAGTTACAAATGTGCAGCGAATAAATAACGACGAGCCTTAACCAACAGGATCAAGCGAGCATGACTGCACATACGGGGGTGACCTGGTTTTGACGTGATAGAAAGCCTACAAGGAACTATTACGGAAGACAGTTCGATTCTGTCCACCTCCACTAATTACAAATTTAATACGAATAAAAACCGATAATATAATAAAACAAATGGCAGAATTAAAAACAATTTACGACGAGCTTTTACCAGATGTAAAGCTAAAATTAAGAGCTAGTGCTAGAGAATACGCTACAGCTAAAAGATTAAAGTATACACTAATGTCTAAATACCTATGGTCACACTTAACGATTGACGAGGTTAGAGATCTATTGACATATGGTGGAGTTAATAGTTGGGAGTTAGACTCCTTTAGTTTCATGTATGGTGATAAAATTATAGATAAAAACTAATGAGTGATACAATAAAAAAATACCACGAACTAGTAGAATCTGGAGATATAGATCCAAGACAAATGCCTATTAAACAAGATGATAAAATATATATTACAGCTTTAGAAAACAAGCTACACGATATAGCTTGGCATTTACAAGAATATTATGGCAATATGTCAGACAAAGATTACTTAATAAATAAAATAGATAATATAATAAATAAAGAACTATGACTAAAATAGAATTACAAGAAAAAGTTGACAAACTGGAAACAACTTTAAACTCAGTAGAGTTAAACGCAAAAGTACTAAAGGACGATCTAATAGAAGCTCAGAAAAAACTAGCTGACGTTAGTAAACCTAAGCTTTATCCTTCTCAGATAGATGAGTTAAGAGAAGCTGTACATCAAGCAGTACAACAGATAAGTTTTGATAACATAGACTCTTATACTTATGACTTTGAAATTGACTACGATAACCAATTAAGATTATCTAACATAGAATTCGACGGTGAGTCTGATTTAGAAGAATGTATATGTGACTATGTAGAAGATTGTTTTAATGTAATAGATGCTGAAGATGAATAGTGTTAAACAAAAAATACCTAAGTGGTTTGATGGCTCTGTGTATAACGAAGGTGATAAGGTTACTAACCCTTTTAGTGGTGAAACTTATGAACTTAATAACATAGAGCTATCTTTATACGACTTCATTATGGGTTGTAATCACGTGTGGGCTATGGGAATTAAGCCTACTAAACAACAGATTAATCATTTTGACAAAGCCTTAAGTTGGTTTAAAGTCAATAATGTAAAAGCATACATGGCATTACTCGACTAATGCTATACACATTTGCGCGGTAGAGCAGCAGGCAGCTCGCTAGCCTCATAAGCTAGAGGTCGGAGGTTCGAGTCCTCCCTGCGCACCTAATTTTAAAATATAATTATGAGTACAAGAAGTATCACAATGGTTGTTGACAGATCAGAAGCTGAAAACAACGAGCTAGGTTTTGCTTGTAAACCATCTTTGCTAGCTGACAAAAGCTATGTAAACATGTATTTACATCACGACGGCTACCCTGAAGGTCTTGGTGTTGACTTATCTAGATGGGTGAATTACATGCAAGAATACAAAAAATTTAACAACTTCGGTGATGGATCGAGAATAGCTGCGCATTTGGTTGCAGATTTTCACTACAATAGTCAATATCTTTATCCTAACGTAGACAGTATTGACCATCACTATACTTATATAATATGGGTAGGTAAGTCTGACGTTTGGATTAGTTGTTATGACAACTATTCGTCTGAGAACGTATTTGTTTTACCTTCATATAATGTTGATATAAGATATAATAAACCTGATTATGGCTACAAAGAATGGCCTATACAAAAATAATACGAACAAGAACCGATAATATAAATATGACAGACAAACAAATTGACGAGTTGGCTAGTAAAATAGCAGAATTAGTACTTGACGGTATAATTCAACAAGCAGACGGCGTGTATGACACTCGTGAACTTCAGGAACAAAGCCTGTTAACCCAATTAGCTACAGCTATGACGGAGTTAGATTATAATTTAGATAAAGAAAATTATAGTGCCTGTGAAAAACTAAAGAAAAAAATAATAGAAATAGAAAAAGAACTAAACAAATTTAAATAATATGATAAAACCAATGCTCGCATACAAAGTAGACAAAAAACCTGTCGACTGGTCCGAGAATGTATATATGCAACCTAAGCTTGACGGTGTTCGTTGTGTAATTAAACTCGGCGACAACAATGAAGTACAAGCTTTTTCACGTACTGGTAAACCGTGGCTTAATATAGCTCACATTACTAATTCATTGCATTATTTCTTTACACAAAACCCTGATATTATACTTGACGGTGAGTTGTATAATCACGATCTAAGAGACGATTTTAACAAGATCATATCATTAGTCAGAAAAACTAAACCAACGCCATCTGACAGAACTGAGGCATCTAAATTAGTACAATTTCATTGTTATGACTACATAGAAACTGTGTTAAACATGCCTTATAGTTACAGAATGGATCAACTAGCCTGTTCTGATATGTATTCTTATTGTGTTAAACACGTGTATACTACGCGTATAACTCAAGATCAAGCCAATATACAGCATCAAGCTAACTTAGACGAAGGTTACGAAGGTTCTATCTTACGTCTTGACAAGCCCTATGAATGCAAACGTTCTTACAACTTACAAAAGTTCAAAGACTTTCATGATACAGAGGCTACTATTATAGGTTATGTAGATGGTAAAGGCAAAAGGACAGGTACGCTTGGCAAATTTATAATGCAAGATGACGAAGGTGTAGAGTTCGGTTGTCCACCGGGCAAAGGTTACAACTACAAAATGCTAGCTGATATACTAAATAATATAGGAGACTATATAGGCAAGCGTGCTACCTTTACTTATTTCGAACGTACACCAGCAGGTAGTTACAGACACCCATTTTACAAAGCAATACGTAATTATGAGTAAGTTAATATACCAACTATACAACGATAACATGATAAGCGAAGAAGTAGTACACTTATTATTAGATGCTCATTACAATAGAACAAGTAAACGAAGATACTAATGAATATATTTTATTTAGATAAAGATCCAGCCAAAGCAGCGAGCTACTTCTATGACAAACATAAAGTAAAAATGATATTGGAGTCAGCTCAAATGCTTTGCACAGCTCATCATCATTATGGTAACGGAGACAATGTACCTTATAAAAAAGCACATTACAATCATCCGTCTACCATATGGTGTAGGCAAAATGCTATTCAATACATGTGGCTTTACGATCACATGATTGCTTTAGGCGAAGAATATACAAAAAGATATAAAAAAACCCACTTAACAATTATTAAATGCAAAGAAGTTTTAAAACAATTACCACCCACAATTCCGGACAGTATTTTTACAGAACCTCCTCAATGTATGCCAGACCATCACAAAGTTCCAGACTGTAGCGTAACAGCTTATTGGAATTATTACGAGCAAGACAAACATAAAGTAGCTAATAAAAACGAAGAATTTAAATTTAGACCACATGAATATACTAATGTACATTATAGTGACAGCAACAATATACCATGCTGATCCTAACCAAACTGATAGTACACCATTTATAACCGCATCAGGAGCGCATATAGAACAATGCTGCCCAGGTGATCATAGATGGATTGCTGTTAGTAGAGATTTAGAAAACTTAGGCTTTGTATTCGGAGCTAAGGTGCTAGTGTCAGGTGCTGGAGAAATGGATGGAGTATGGACAGTACAAGATAGAATGAATAAACGATGGACAAACAGAATAGACTTTTTAGTTGACACAAACGTAAGAGGTGGAAAATGGGATGCCGTAAAAATAGAAATAATTTATGAGTAGATTAAAATTATATAAACACATTATAACAACCGATTCCTTCGGTATAAGAACTAAAATTAAAAATTTTATTAAACCTAGGCTGACAAAAGCCCCTAAGAATACTAAAGTAAGACCCTAATGTCACAAGATAGAAACATGAAATGGTTGAATGAACGTAGAGTAAGGTACAGACAAGACCCTATTAACGATAAACCGACTGAAGAAACCTCTTTATATAGATACTACGCAGGTGGTACATATGAATGTTACCACTTGTTTCGTTCTAAAGCAAAGATCACAACGTATAGATCTTTAAAATGGCATTTTTTAGTTTTATATTATTTAAATCAAGAGAATGGTTTACTACCATCTCATGTGTATGAGTTTATAGCTGACAAACAGAATGGTTTTGTTACCTTCTTTATCAGTGATAAAAAACTACAAGAAATGATTGACGATGTTTTCAATACTGGTGGAGAACCTCCAGTTAATAAAATGCGTAAAATAATATTTAAAGACTATTGCGGGTTAACACCTAGTGAGAAGATGAGCATTGTAGGTAGGTTAATAGGTAGGTCGAGTAGAGTAGACGCAGAAGCTATATATCAAGCTATGTTAGATATATCTTATAAATATGAGAATATAACATGGTCAAAAATAGCAGGTCTACTCGATTGCTCTACTAGAACAGTTCAACGTAACTTAACAAAACAGCTAAGAGACGAAAAAGAAATATTAAACATGGAAAATGAAAAAATATAACATACAAAACTATATAAGATACAAAGAAGATGTTAAGACATCTATAGCTAATCTAGAAGGTAAGTTTTATGATGAGTATACAAGAAACGAACTAATTATAAAGTTTTTACCTTTAGTAGAAAGCCTAGCTAGAAAGTTTGCTACATCACAGCAGGCTTCAGGTGTGCTAAGTATAAATGACTTATTGCAGGAAGGTAGTATTGGTTTAGTTTTAGCAGTAGATAAAATAGACTGGCTAATGATAGACGAATCACCTGATGTAGAGAAAACGTTAAAGTCTTTTCTATCAAAAAGAATTAAAGGTCAGATACGCAGAGCGATTGACATGAAGCGAGGTGATATACGTATACCAGAACATAAGCTCAATGAAATTAGAAATAATCCTGAAGATGATAAAATGGTATCTATGTTTTTCAATTCAATATTTTCTAGTATAGATGAGTCAACTAGAAACGAAGACAATCCTATATATAACATAGAAGACAAAAGACCTTCTTACAATATACACTTAATGAACGCATATCTCATGGGTCTTATAAAAGAACATTTAACATATGAGCAAGGCGAGGTTGTTAGAATGAGCTATGGATTAGACTGTGATAAACACTCTGCTATAGAAATAGCTAAGAAACTAAATATGAAAGTTAACACAGCAATAGTTAGAGTTTCACAGATAAAAAGAGATGGTATTAAAAGCTTAATAGCAAACACAAAGCCATCGCAAGTGATTGACTACCTGTAAGTTAAGCGAAAAATAAAATTTAATTAATAACGTTTATATGTGATTATATATATAGACCAAATAAAAACCATATGAACTTAAATGAAAAACTGGCTACGATCCAGACAAAATTTAAATCTAAAAAATCAAGATTTAATTCATTCGGCAAGTACAACTTCAGATCAGCCGAAGACATTCTCGAAGCAACAAAACCCTTTCTATTAGAGTTAGGAGTTACGGTAACAATCAATGAGCAAATAATCAGTGTTGATCCTGTCCCTATGATGCAGTCTACTGCGTCTGTAAGTGACGGCGACAATGCTATACACGCTACTGCTATCGTCGGTGTAGACTTGAACCAAAAAGGTATGAACGTACCTCAGCAGTTCGGTAGTGCATCTTCTTATGCAAAAAAATATGCGTTAGGTAACTTGTTTCTAATTGATGATACAGCTGACAGCGACGCTACAAATGATCATGGCAAAAAGAAATTTACGCCACAAAAACCAACTTTAACCTCTAAAAAAGATCCAGCTTACGATAAAGCGGTTCAATACATAGCAGCAGGTGGTAAAGTATCGGCTATTAAAGCCAAGTATGCTCTTTCTCAAGAAGTAGAAGGCGCGTTAAACACACTATAATATGAATAAAGATGAAGCAATAGAAAAGTTACGTGATGATTCTAATTACTATGGTGATTTTGGTAAGAAATACCTTAGTAATTCAGACATCAGTACTTTACTTTCAAATCCTTTAGCGCTAGGCAAGCCTTTGGCACCAAGACCAGCGTTTTTAGTTGGTGGATATTTCCACACAGCTATACTCGAACCTGATAAACTTAAAAAGTTTAAAATTGTAGAGTCTAGCACTAGAAACACTAAGGCGTATAAAGAGATGTCAGGCGGAGAGCTTTGCTTGCTACAGCACGAGGTAGATTCTATAGAGATCATGACAGAAAAAATGTTAGCCAATGATATATGTAGAGATTTAATTCGTGATAGCAACACAGAGTACGAAGTACCAGGCATTACTGAGCTAGAAGGTCATAGTTGGAAAGGTAAGGCAGATATAATAAACCATAACGAAAAGCTGATCATTGATTTGAAGACGACAGCAGATCTTAGTAAGTTTAAATATTCAGCAACCAAGTATAATTATGACTCGCAAGCTTATATTTATAGTAAACTATTTGGTTACGAGATGTTATTTATAGTAATAGATAAAAACACACATCAAATAGGTATTTTTGACTGCTCACCACAGTTTTACGAAAGAGGAAAGGACAAAGTCGAAAGAGCAGTACAGGCTTATGAATTATTTTATAAGTCTGAAGGCTTTGACCCAACTCAATATTTTATAAACAAAACACTTTAATTATGGCAAGACCAAGAAAAAACCAAACAAAAATTTGCACAGTAACAGGATTAGAAACTAACAAAACCAACTTTTACACAAATCAAAACCATGTAAAAGCAGTAGATAATATGAGAAGAAATACTGGTGCTACAAAAGAACAATTAACAAGGATGTTTAACCAAATAAAAGCATATTAATATGGCAAGTATAATTAAAGCAAGTATAAACCTTAATGATATCCCTAAAGATAAGATATATGTAGGTAAAAAAGGTAAGTATTTACCAATTACAATAACACTTAATGATGAGATAGATCAATTTGGTAATCAAGGACCAGTTGTTGTTGAGCAATCTAAAGAAGAACGTGAGGCTAAAGTAGCTAAAACTTATTTAGGTAATGTAAAAGTGGTTTGGACTAATGGTGACAACGTTGCGGCAGCGCCAAGACAAGATCAACAAGCTCAAGCCGCGCCAGTTGCTCAACCTGTAGATGATCTACCATTTTAATGTACAGAAACAATGGAGAGCTAGCGTGTCAAATGTGTCATGCTAGCATGTCTCAAGAAGAGATAGATTTCTGCGACATATGTCCAGATTGTAGAGATGGCGAGTAACAATTAAATTAAATTAAATGCAGACAACAGAGATCAATGGATTTTTGATTGATGAATTCAATCAACATAAGCTTGAAGAGGGAAAAAAGCAGGGTACATGCCCTCTTTGTTCTCACGATAGAAAACCCAAGAATCAAAAGGCAAAATGCGCGTCTTATGATTGGGAACGGGGTCTCGGTACTTGTCACAATTGTAACACATCATTTCAGTTACATACTTATCAGCGTAAAGGAGCTAGTGAAAAAGAATATGTTAGACCTGTTGGTCCACCTAGTTCCACTGAGTACCCTGAGTTTTTAAGTGACAAAGTAATTGAATGGTTCAAAACAAGAGGTATAGGAACTCAAACCCTTTATGATTTAGAAATCAGCGAGGGTGATGAGTATATGCCACAGACCGGTAAACCCGAGAACACTATAAAGTTTAATTATTTCATGGGCGATCAACTTATTAATATTAAGTATCGTGATGGAAGAAAGAACTTTAAATTATATAAGGGTGCTGAAAAAGTATTCTATAATATAAATAGCATAGTAGGTTATGAATATTGTATCATAACTGAAGGTGAAATGGATGTGTTAGCATTGCACGAAGCTGGTATACCTAATAGTATATCTGTACCTAATGGTGCTACATTAAATTCTAATAATCTTGATTATCTTGATAATTGTATTGATTATTTTGAAGATAAAGAAAAAATAATATTAGCTGTTGACTCAGACGAAGCAGGTCAAGCACTACAATCAGAATTAGTCCGTAGACTTGGAGCTGAAGTTTGTTACCTCGCATCATTTGATGATTGTAAAGATGCTAATGAATATTTACAAAAGTATGGCAAAGAAAAACTATCAGAGCGTATTGCAGGAGCAAGACCAGTACCGCTTGAGAATGTTACGACGTTCAGGGATATTGAAGATGAAGTTACGGACTTTGTTCGTAATGGCTTTAAACCAGGATTTCAAGTTGGCCTTCAAAATTTTGATGACATATTTTCAACTTACACTGGTCAATTCATTACTGTCACTGGCATTCCTTCTTCGGGTAAATCAGATTTCGTCGATCAAATGGTTGTTGGCTATAATGCAAATTATGGTTGGAAAACAGCTTTTGCTTCGCCAGAGAATCAACCGACTTATTTACATGCTCATAAGTTAATGCGTAAGACTTGGCAAGGTATGCCAACGTCTGAAGATATACACGGTGATAAATGGAATCAAATTGCTGATCACTGTAATACTAACTATTTTCACATTGATATGGAGCGTTATACATTAGAATCTGTACTACGTAAGGGTGCAGAGCTAGTAAAACGTAAAGGTATTAAGTGTTTGGTTATTGATCCATTTAACAAGGTAAGAGATGTTGATTGTAAAACAGAAGACGTCAACCGTTATACAATGGAATACTTAACTAAGATAGAAGTATTTGCTAAGAAGTTTGACGTACTTGTTTTTATAGTAGCACATCCTACCTAAGATGTACAAAGATAAAGAAGGTAAGATTGAAGAACCATCTATGTATAATATTAAAGGTGGTGGTGAATGGTATGATGCTAGTTACCACGGTATATTAGTTCATAGAGACTATGAAGCAAAAACTGTTAAAGCTAAAGTTCTTAAGGTTAAGTTTCAAAACCTTGGTGAGAACGGTGCTGAAGCTCATTTTAAATGGGAGCCAAAGTCAGGTTGTTTTATACCTCATGAGCCATTAAATATTTCACAAGAGAAAATGCCTTGGGAGTAAATGGCTAAAAGAGGAAAAGTAGATATGGGCAAGTATATGCCTAAACGTGAGGACTATGATGCGCAACAGTGGTGTATAGCAAACAACATAAAAATATCACCCTACGCAAAAAGTACTTATGAATGGTATATAGATATAGAGATGAACAATAAAACAAGTAGATCACCATATATTTATTTAAAAGATCAAATATGGTCAGAGATATTTAAGTTTTATAGATATTATTATAAAAAGTATGAAAAAAAGATTTAAAAATGCTAACGAAGCTTATGAAGCTGTGCTAGACGAAATACTACAAGCAGGGTATAGACTTTGGTGATACTAAAGCTATATTTAATTGTGGGTTTTATATAGACAATCCTTCGGATAAGTATATAACAAATACTGAACGCAACTGGAGCAAGAACTACGCGTCAGCAGAATGGTATTGGTATCTATCTGGTGATCCTAGTGTTGATAAACTAGCTGAGCTATATGGTAAAGTACCACCAATATGGGCACGTATGGCTGATAACAGAGGAGAAGTTAATTCAAATTATGGTTATCAATGGCAAAGGAGTGATCAACTAGGTTACGTAGTCAACAAACTAAGAGAAAATCCAGATACAAGACAAGCCGCTATAAGTATATACGATGCAAAAGAGTGGTATGATTATTCTAAAGATACACCTTGTACTTACGCTGTGCAATTTAGTATTATAAACAATAAGCTTTGTATGTCAGTCTATATGCGTTCTAATGACGTCTGGTACGGTTTCTGTAATGATCAGTATCAATTTGCATCATTGCAAGAGATGGTTGCAGACATGCTGTCTATTGAGACAGGTTGGTATTACCACCACGCGCACAACATGCACTTGTATAAAAATAAATTATAAATATGTATTACATATATCACATTCCCGGTAAAAAAATCGGAGTTACACGTAATCTTAATAAAAGGGTTACGGAGCAACAAGGTTATGCTTCAGACGAATACGAAGTTCTACTTTCTAGTACAGATATTAATTTGATATCAAACATGGAAATAGAACTTCAAAAGTCTTATGGCTACAAAAGAGACAGAACATTATATAAAAATTTATTCAAATCAAATATGAAAATAAATCCAACAGAACAAACAAGTACGTTTCCTGTACCCCTAAATAAACTAAAGGGCAACCTTTCGGATAACTTAGGAATAGAGTGGGAAACACCAGAGTTTAAGTTTAAATTACAAAAAGAGCATATACCCTGGATAATGCAGAATGCTAAAACCTCGATGTATAATAACAATCGAAGCTACATATATAACAAGGCTTTTTATGAGGCCTTTTTTAATCCTGTACACAATCCAAATGAAATACCAGGTAGATTTGATCTTATAAGGTTTTGGGCTAAAGACAGAGGTTTATATGATAAAGGTAATTCACATACACAATATGTTAAGTTACAGGAAGAAGCTGGTGAACTTGCTAAAGCATTACTTAAAAATGATAAACCAGAAATAATAGATGCTATAGGTGATATAGTTGTTGTGCTAACTAATTTAGCTCATTTAGAAGGATATAATATAGAAGACTGTATTGATACCGCTTACAATGTAATAGCTAGAAGAACAGGTAAAATGATTAACGGAACATTCGTAAAAGATGCAGATTAAAACACAAGACAAGATAGTACAGAACGTACTAAGGAAGATGGACGAACGTAGCTTAATAGGCCAAAAGAAATATGGAGCTACAATGATGCAAGAAATCGAAGGTCAAAAGAAAGATCTTAATAGGTTTATTGTTGATGTACAAGAAGAACTAATGGATGCAATACTATACTTAGAATCAGCTAGACATTGTTTACAAGATGAGATAGAAGAAGCTATGCTTAATAGAATGAATATTGTAGGCCAAAATGGTAACGATGGTTTACACTATCATGATATAGAAGTTAATGAAGAAAAAATCTTATAAAAGAAAAAAAGGACCAGTACAGTCGAAGAAGATCTCATATGATGGGATCAACTTCGCTTCTGGTTTAGAGCGTTATATGTATATGGCATTACGTAAAGCTAAGATAACAGCTTTATATGAAGGTCAAACTTTTGAGTTATCAGAAGCTTTTGATTTTCCTTTTGAAGCATACGAAAGATGTAGCAATGGTAAAGGAGAATATAAAAACAGAGGTAATAAAAAGATATTAAATATAAAATATACGCCAGACTTTGTAGGTAAGGGTTTTATAATTGAAACTAAAGGTAGAGCTAATGAATCATTTCCATTAAGATGGAAGTTATTTAAGAAGCTTATAACTGAAAGACGATTAGGACCTCTTACATTATATAAACCACAAAATCACAAGGAATGCGACGAAACAGTAAGATTGATCCTAGCCAAGCAAAAAGAATAGCCAGGCAAAAATACGGGGAACGTCAACTTGATAAATGGCTGAGTTGGAGATGGGAACAGTTTGGAAAAATAAGATACAAGGATTTAGTAGAAAAATGTAAAGAATATAAAATATGACAGAATCAAAAAATTGGAGCCTTAGCCTTGGTTTGTACCCAGGGTTTTTAATAGGCATGAGAACGTACGAAGAAAAAGAACAAACCACTTATGTGCTATACATACCTTTCGTAGATTTAGCTCTAGAAGTTTTTGAAAACTAATGGGTTTATTTGATGAGCGCATAGCGTACAAACCGTTTGAATACCCTGAATATTACACAGAGGGCTGGTTAAAACAAGCTCAAGCATTTTGGTTACATACTGAGATCTCAATGCAGAGCGATATAAAAGATTGGAATGAAAGACTTGACGAAAAAGAAAAAAACCTTGTTGGGAACATACTTCTTGGATTCGCGCAAACCGAATGCGCTGTTTCAGACTATTGGACCCAGAAGGTCGTATCGTGGTTTCCTAAACACGAAATAAGACAAATGGCCATGATGTTTGGCTCACAGGAAACTGTACATGCAGTAGCTTACAGTTATTTAAATGAAACTTTAAAACTAGAAGACTATGAGGCGTTTTTACACGAACCAGCGACGTCTGAAAGATTTGATAATTTGGTTGCTTACAACGGTAGTGATACTACTGGTATTGCGAAAAGCTTGGCTGTATTTTCAGCCTTCGCTGAAGGAGTTAGCTTGTATAGTGCTTTTGCAGTGTTGTATAGTTTTCAGCTTCGAAATTTACTCAAGGGCATCGGGCAACAAATGAAATGGTCTGTAAGAGACGAATCATTGCATAGTAAAATGGGTTGTCAATTATTTAGGCACATGTGTCAAGAAGATTCTAAGTTACTAGAAGCTTGTAGAGATGACGTTATTGAGGCAGCTGAAGCAATGGTTAATTTAGAAGAAAAATATATTGACAAAATGTTTGAAATGGGTGACATTGAAGGCATTAAAGCAGGAGACTTAAAACAATTTATAAGAAAAAGAACAAATGAAAAACTTACAGAACTCGGTTATATTGATCTTGGATCGTATTTCTCGTATGACGTTAAAGCAGCAGCTAATCTTGATTGGTTCTATCATCTTACCGGCGGGGTCACTCATACTGATTTTTTCGCAATTAGGCCGACTGATTATTCGAAAGCTGGGGAAAACGAAGACTTCGAAGACATCTGGTAAAATAGATATAACTGAAGAGGATATATACCACGATCTTAACTGGAACGGTATGTATAACTACTTTAAAAATAAAAGACAATGAAAGAAAGTAAATTAATACAAATGGACCAAAGGCTACAACAAGTAGCCAAGGTCCTAAACCAAATAGCTCAAGAGCAGTCTCACATAAGAGAACTAGCTGTGGGGACATTAAAAACAATTCAAAAATTTAAAGAATATGATGAAGCCTTGGAAAAACTTAAAGAAGACGCTAGCAAAGAATCTAGTGAGGCAAAGACGTTTGACTTGGAATGAAAGAATAACAACTAGAATTGGATATATGGGTGCTGGTTTTTTAATAGCAGCACAATGGACTTTGGAACCTAGGCTTTACATCTTAGGTTTTATATGTGTGATGGTACAAACAGCATCGAGAAAACAATGGAATTTAGTAGCTTTAAACTTTAATGGTTTAATAGCTTGGATAAAACACTTTATAGTATAAAAATATGTGGAATAATGAATGGATCAAAGGAGAAGATTACCCTGCGTGGGGTAATACGGACGTCTACAAGAAGACAATATCCGGGGGATATTTATATCACGGAGAAACACCTAGAGAAGCATACCAAAGAGTCGCTAAGACGGTTGCTCGTAGGTTATATAAACCAGAAATGGCTGAAACTTTTTTTAATTATATCTGGAATGGTTGGTTGTGTCTTGCTAGTCCTGTACTCTCCAACACAGGGACTGACCGCGGCCTTCCTATTAGCTGTTTTGGTATTGACGTTGCTGATTCGATACAGGATATTGGACAAAAGAACCTAGAAATGATGCTACTCGCTAAGCATGGCGGTGGAGTTGGTATCGGTATAAATCAAATAAGACCCGCTGGCGCTAAAATAACAGGAAATGGAACATCTGATGGAGTTGTGCCGTTTTGTAAGATTTACGATTCAACAATACTTGCCACTAATCAAGGATCTGTCCGAAGAGGAGCTGCTTCAGTTAACATCAATATTGAGCATGCCGATTTCGAAGACTGGATCGAAATTAGAGAACCTAAAGGAGACGTTAATCGTCAGTCCCTCAACTTACACCAGTGCGCTGTGGTCGGCGACAAGTTTATGCGAAAAGTTGAAGGAGGTGATAAAGACGCAAGAAAAAGATGGTCAAAATTATTACAAAAGCGTAAAGCAACTGGAGAACCTTATATTTTATTTAAGGGAAATACAAACAAAAATAATCCAGTCGCATACAAAGACAACGGTCTCAAGGTACATATGACAAACATATGTTCTGAGATCACATTACACACTGATGAAAACCATAGTTTTGTATGCTGTTTATCATCATTAAACCTAGCTAGATATGAAGAGTGGAAAGGCACAAACCTTATTTACGACAGTATATGGTTCCTTGATGGAGTCATGGAAGAGTTTATACAGCGAGCTAAAGGCTTACGAGGCTTTGAAAACGCGGTTAGGTCAGCTACGAAAGGAAGAGCTCTTGGCTTGGGAGTTTTGGGCTGGCACACGTACCTACAAGAAAAAGGTATCTCGTTCGAAGGTTTACTTGCTCAGTTTGAAACTAGGAAAATATTTAGTCAAATTAAAATTGAAAGTGAAAGGGCTAGTATGGCACTTGCAGAAACTTATGGAGAACCTTTGTGGTGTTCTGGAACTGGTATGCGTAATACTCATTTACGCGCTGTGGCTCCCACTGTTTCTAACAGCAAGCTTAGTGGCAATGTTTCGCCGGGAATAGAACCTTGGGCAGCAAATGTATTTACAGAGCAAACCGCTAAAGGAACTTTTATACGTAAAAATCCTTCTTTAGTTAAATTGTTTAGAAAACTTAAAATAAATAACAATGAAACATGGGACAAGATCTTGGCCGATGGTGGTAGCGTGCAGAATATTACTGAGCTTGATGATGTTGTGTTGGCACACGAAACACCCGCAAAGGAGGTATTTAAAACTTTTAAGGAGATTAATCAACTAGAATTAGTTAATCAAGCTGGACTGAGACAGCAATATGTAGATCAGTCGGTAAGTTTGAACTTAGCTTTTCCTAGTGTAGCAACACCAAAGTGGATTAACAAAGTTCATTTTGAAGCATGGAAAAAAGGTGTTAAAACCTTATATTATACGCGGACAGAATCTGTCTTGCGTGGAGATATTGCACAGCAAGCGATGAGTGAAGATTGTCTTGCGTGTGATGGTTAGTTAGTTAGTTAGTTGGAAAGAGGGTGCTGGAAACGGCGCCCTTTTTTTAATCTTTTACTTTACCGTCAGGAGCAATTTTTTTATAAAACTTATCAAAATATTTTTTACTAAATTTTCTAGAGAATATAGAAGAAAGTGATCCAGCTAAATTATTAGTTGCATCTTCTATTGATTCTCTAACAGGTCTACCTTCTCTTATATTTTGAGCTTCATGAATTAATCCACCTACATTAGAACCTATTATACCAGCTACTCTTTTTGTAATAGGTCCAAGATACTTAAGTTTATTTTGTATTGCTCTAGATGTTTCATCACCAGCGTTATAGTGTCGTCTAGCATCTCCATCTGGAAAAGAATTTTGTGCCTCAATTAAGCCGGTTACTGGATCTGGCTTTATGCCTAATTCTTCATCAGTTCTCTCTCTAGCTTTTTCTTGTGGAAAATCTAAAAACTCCTCACTTTTATGTTCTATATCTGATAATATAGTGGATTGATTTCTTTGCTTAATAGGGCTTTTGCTTACAAATTTTTTAGAAAAACTACTCACGTGTTTCATTTCTTAACACAATTATTAACAGTTACCCCTGGTTTACTAGGAGATGGTTTTGTGCCTTGTTTCTTATAACCTTTCCAGCAATCAGAGTTTTTAGAGTTTGCTCCTTTAAATTTAATAGGTGAACCTAACCCTTGAGGTCCACAACCTTTTCTTTTTCCGTGTGCCATGTTTTCTAGTAATTATATTTTTTTCTTCTTTTAGATTCTTTCTCTTCAATTTTAATTCCTCTATTTTCAAGCCTAGCTGCTTTTTTATATAACCTATTGGCTTTTCTATCTCTGCCTTCGTCAACAGCTATTGCGGCTTTGTGAGCCTTTGCATCGGCCTTGTCTTGTATTTTTTCTGCTTTTATATAAAGTTTATCTGTAAATCCCGGAGTTTTTAGTTGCTTAACTGGTGAGCCTAATTCTTGTGGGCCGCATCCTTTTCTGTACAATGGTGTTTTCATGTTATGTCTTTTGAACTTATTAATGTATAAGTAAAATTGTTACTCCACTTTTCTCTAGCTATTTGGCATATGTCTAAGAACTCGTGCCAATCATCGTTGCTAGCTATTACTTGACAACCAGCAGACCATTTGTCTATTCTTGAAGATGTTTTGCCTGATCTACCTGTTGCTCTATGTATATTAATACCAAACAAACCTGTTTGAGTATTATCATCATTTAAATCATACTTATCATCTCTATTATTATCTCTATAAACAGTTACAGGATTTTGTTGTCCTAAAGCTAGATATTTACCAGCATGTAATCTAAGTTTGTGAGAGCTTTTATATTGACCAGGTTTTAAAACAGCAACCCCTTCTTTTTTCATTATGTTTTCAACCCAGTGAGTACCTGGATCTGTAGTACATTTATAACAGTGAAACTGCCATTCGTCTCCTATTTTATAAGACACCGTCATACAGTCATCAAACTTATTTGTTACTTCTGCACCAGTGCTTGAGTTTCTTACGCCAACAATGTTAACATTATATTCTCCTGATTCGAACCAATTGTAACCTAAGTTTAATACAGCTTTTTTTATTTGATCACGCGTGTAGCAATTATCCATTCTTCTTTCTACCTTTCCTAGCTTTACCCTTCACCGCATCATCTATATCTCCTAATTGATTACCAACCTCTTTAATAGCTTTAGCAACATCCGCTAGCTCTCCAGCCGTAAGTTTATATCTTTTTTTAATTTCTTTCACTGTGGCTATAGCTTTTTCATCTATACTTGTTTTGCTCCATAATAAAGCCCACACGTCTTTCCAATACTGTTTTGTTAATTTCCACATAATTAATTGTTTTTTTCTCTTTCTATTGCTTTTAATATATCATCTTTCTTTAACACTAATCTAAAACTTATATCTGCTGACCACTGCATTATAGGTCTACCATCTTTGTACAGTATAACTAAAGGAACTGATTTTACCTTTTTCTTAAAACTAGCTGTTTGTTCCTCTAGATAAGCTATTTGGTGTGGTATGTTTTTTACTTTGTCTATTTTTGCTTGGTTTGACCAATTCCATTCTGAATTTATTTCTAGTAATACGTATTCTTGAGAATACATAGTGCAGCATAATAGAAGCGTTAATAGTGTTATTGTTTTTTTCATGATTTATTTTTTTATAATTTGATATAGCTTTTCATCTATCTTGTCAAGCTTATCACTATTTTCCTCTACTTTTTCCTGAGTGTTCATTATAGTTTCTCTAATCAACTGATCCTTTAGATCATATTCAGTTCTAGTAACTTGTGGTTCAGGTAGCTCTTTTGCTAACTGTATATCTGTCTGTATAGCGAACCACATGCCCACAACCGTAACGACGAAGCTTACTATGATTATTAACGTCTTTAAATCTAATGTTAATTCAGTGTTTTCTGATAATTTGTTAGCCATTGCTTGTTTTCTTTTTTTTGTTTATTTTTTGTTTATTGGTCTTTATTTTTTTTTCTGTTTTCGCTTAGTCGTTTTTGTAAATTAACTATAGCTATAGAGTCTTTTATTCTTTTGTTTCTTTTTCTAGTTTCAGCACCTTTTTTAGCAGACTCAGATCTTTTTCTTTTTTTCTCAGCCTCATATTCAGCTCTCTCTATAGGGTCCATGTTTGCTAAACGTTGAGCTTCTTTTATTTTGTTTTGCTCTCTAGTTTCTTTAGCTTTTATCTTACCAGCTTCTTTTCTTCTAGCTTTAGCGTCTGATTTTATTTGCTCATGTGTTTCGTTAGGCTCAGCTTTTAAATCCCATGTATTCCATCCAAATGCAAAGAAAGCTCTTTTCCATATAGCGTTCCTCTCGTCCAGCGCTGCATTTATGTTGTTAAACTTCTTAACAAGCCTGTCTAAAGGAACATTTGTACCGCCACTTACTAGATTACCTATCACAGACCAAGAAGGACTATCTAAATTTAATCCTCTTTCTTTTATAACATCTTTCTCAAATCTATAGGTTTGTATAGCGCTATATACTTTTCTTAGTTTAGAACCTAAAGGTGGGGATAAGTTAGCCAATTCTAATATAGTGTATGTGTGATCTGCTGTAAATCCTTTATTTTCCTGTTTTCTAAATTGTCTTATAGCATTTTTAAGCGTTGCTCCTACAGCACCATAAAGTCCACTACCTCTAAGAATACTGTCTGCCATACTATTACCAACATCTACTTTCCACTCTTTATTTTGACACGCCTCAAGTTTCTTACCTTCTAAACCTTCACATCGTTCTTCTTCATCTTCAAACAACATGCTAAATAAAGCTTTCTGCATAGCGGAGAATATAAAGTTTTGTATTGCTCCATAGTAAGCTATCTTAGAAACATTAGTTTTCCAGTCTCCTCTACCATTTATTAAATCTCTACCAGCTTTCTTAATAAGCCTATTGTACTGCATAGGTGTATTTTGGAAAGCTAAAACAAACCTACCTAAAGGACCAGCTTGTTGTGCGGATATTAAAGACGGATCAGATGACTGTTGAGTTTCTTCTGCTAACATAGAGAAATCTTCCCAAGCTTTATCTTCAGCTTGTTTTTGATCCATGCCTTGTTTTAAATATGTTTTTATTCTATTTCTGTACATTGTAGCACCACCTGAAGCTATAGCAAAACTATCCGCTATTTGAGTAGGTGTAAAACCTATTTTTAATAAGTATTGAAAAGCAGCTTGTGCTTTGTTCTTGCTACCAGCCATTGCATTAGCTAGTTCAGCCTCATTTACATCTGTCTTTAAACCTTTACGTCTTTGTTTTAATTTATCTGAATTAAATATAGTTGCAAAGTCTCTCCAGTATTGAGGTTGGTTTGCAAACGCCAACGCGGCCTTAGCAGGGTTATTATCTGTCCAGTTAACAAAGTTTACAGTTGACAGAGTTTGTAGCAAAGCAGATCTCATGTTAAAAAACATTATAGCACCAACAGAGTTGTTTAACCAATTACTCCATTTGTTTGCAAGTTTGTTTTTACCAAAAGTCCTATTAGTACCATTCTCCATTCTGTAGAGTATGTCTTCTAGTGATTCTCTAAAGTTTTGACCATAAGCAGCCTCAATCTTGTTTAAGTTTTCTTCACTAAATATTTCTTTTGAATTATCTATAAACTCTTTTATAAACTCTTTTCTACCTACTTTTTGTGTTATATCATTTAAGTCACTAGCTATACTACCTGTTAACCAATATTCTCCTGGGGCAGTGTAACCTTCTTTTTGATTAGATATTAAACCAACACTGTCTGCAAATAGTTTAACTCTTTGATCTCCGTTTACTATAGTTAATAAATCTTTTAGATCACTTTTAGATAATCCAGGTATTTTATGCCCTGCTTTAGTGTACAAGTATACTCTAATAGCTTGATCGTAAGTAAAACCTAAGTCTGGTATTTGCTTGCCTAGTTTTTTTCTTACATCTTTAAATTCTGATCTTAAAGCGTTGTAAGAAGTTTGTATTGCTTGCTTAGCTCTTTCTATATTGGCAATACCTCTTGAGTAAGGCTTCATCAAGTTATCTTCTATCCACTTTTTATCTGCATCACCTTTTTTACCTTTACCTAAGAAGTTATACATTAAACCCATGAAGTCTTCTGCTGATGGAGGTAGAAAATATCTAAATCTACCTTTACCTCTACCTAACATTTCTCCTTTTGCTTTAGAGAAAGTTTTTACGGCATCAATACCAGTTCTAGCTTCTAGCATCTCGTTAAACTCTTGGCTTCTACCTTTGTTTGATTTTACTATAGCTTGTTGCACATCACCTTTAACATCTAAAACACTAAGTGCTTCTTTAACTGCTTTGACATTTTTAATAGCATCATCAGCAAAATAAAAGTCATTGTAACCATCAGCCGCTTTACCTACTATCCAATCTGCCTTAGCTTGAGCCGTGCCGTCTGCTAAACCTGTTATATTAGCTATTTTAAGATCTAAACCTATTTCTTTTAAAAACTTTTGAATAGCAATATCAGAGGCTTGAGGTCTTGCGGTTAAAACAAAAATATCACCACTACCAAACTTGCCTTGACGTTTTAGAGCTAAGTCAGCTAAAGGACCTTTTTTACCGTCTATTACTTGGCTAAACTCGCTAAAATCAAAAACAGCTCCCTGAGCCTCTAAGTCAGCCGATTGAGCTGCGAACTGTGTAGCATCTATTTTTCCTTTAGTGCCGTCAGGCATTGTGTATAGCACATTAGACTTGGTCTGAGCCAATGTATCATCAAAATCAAAAACAGAAATACCTTTTACCTTCTTATTAGGGTCAAGGGCATTGTTTAACGCGTCAGTCCTATTTTGATTATTTATATAATTATCTACATTTACTCTACTTATTATTTTATTTATAAAATCTATAGATAAGTTTTCTCTTTTTATATACTCTACAGCCTGTATGCCTTCCGATGTTAAGAATGTGTTGTAGGAATTAGGGTCAACTGTTAGTCCTCTAAAGTCACCAAGCTTAGACGTTGTACCTAGTGAGTTATCTTGAATAGCTGAAAACAACTCTGAACCAAGTGTTTGACTATAAGTACGTAGTATTTTATCCATCTCCAACCCAGCAAAAGTATTTATAGCACGTAATTGCTTAGGCTTGTTGAGTAAACCCATTTGATGTATCTTAGCTGCTGTTTTTAATGCAACTTTAGCTAAGTCAAGCATGACGTTTGCAGCTGGATCAACATGCTCACCTTTGAACTTTAAATGTTTTTCTGGTGGATGTTTCTCTAATCTTTCATCTATAAACTGCTGTAGTGTTACTTCTTTTTTAGTTTTAGCTGGTAGCTTATCATACATTGCTGTAGATCTTTCAATAGCAAACTTCTTAGCTTGATCATAGTAGACATGAGTTTCATTTGCTTCCATTGATCCATCAACATATTGTATTAATGGTAACCTTGTTAAACCTCTTTGAGCTTTTACATTGTTTGTTGAAGTTTCCATCCATCTCATAAAACCAGGAGCTAACGAAGGATCTTTAGCTATAAGCTCAGTAGCTTTGTCCATTATGTACTTTAAAGCTTCTATGTTTGCTATTTCAGCTTTAGCTATTATGTCTCCAAACTTCTCTTCAACCATAGCCTGCTTTTCAGCTGCTGTTATGTCTTTTTTAAGTATAGTTGTTATTTGCTTCATAACTCCACTAGCAGAGTTGAATATTCTTATATCTGAAGGATTAAAAGTTAGCTCTATATCAGATTCTTGATCTGCTTTTGCTTTTCTTTTTTTAGCTAAATAATTATACTTACCTGGCTTACCATCAGATTTTTTCTCTGCACCATCTAGGTATGCGTACACTATAGCAAACATATCATTACCAACAGCATCAACTAAATCTGGAGGTAATATATCTATCAAACCGTTTGAAAAATCAGCCAATTGCTTCATTGACTCATCTTTAGTTTTATTTGTTATGGTTCTCTTATACGTTTCTGCTGCAGGCTTAAATAGTAGTGGCATATCAGACCACTCTAGTAAAGGTTTTTTATAACCAGTTTTACCTTCATCAAAATAAGTACCTAAGCCAATCTCTTCAGCGTAAGCCTGTATATCTTTAGGTTGTTCTGATTTATAAAGTAAATAAGAATCTGAATTACCGCCATTTAATATAGCTTCATTCATTAAATTGAACAAGGCTTCTTGTACCACTTCTGGAGACTTGTTTGACTTAGCGTTACCTCTCTCTATATCTCTACCTATATCAAGTATGTCTATAGAAGCTGATACTACACCTAGTCTCTCTTGATTACTGGTTAATTCATTAAATACTTCAGAGTCGTTTGCTATAAGTTCTAAACCAGTTTCTTCAGCCATAGCTTTAGCTAAGGACTCTTTTCTACCTCTAGTTAAAGATTTTAATGTAGGTTTACCATCCTTAACTACAACTTCACCAAAGTAAGATAAAAACTTTTCATCAGATATATCAGTATCTCTTTTTACCATTTCTAACCCAGAAGTTCTACCTGTCTCTGCACTAGACTCAAAGTCTACTTTTTTACCTTTCCAGTCTGGTGTCCATCTACCATCAACCTTCTTTTGTACAGCTGCTGGTATTGCTCCACCTAACCAAGTGGTTGTCATATTTTCTAATATAACCTTTTTGTTTTTTAATAAGTATTTAGAGAATTTATCATTAGCTAAACCACCCATTATTTTTTTAAAAACTATATCGTTCTGTTTACCTACTTCTTTTTTAAACTCTCTTATCCAAGGAGCTATTGTTACGTTTTTAGAAGTTGCTTTGAATACAGATGTTTTTAAAACTCTAACAACTTTAATAACACTTTCCTTTAATTGTCTTTTAGCAAAACTAGGTACAGCGTTTGTCTTTAATATATTAGTATATTTACCTTTGTTTATACTTGGACCTTTAGCACTTTTTGTACTAAACTCTTGAGCTTCTTTACCTAAGTTGTAGCTTTCTACTATACCTTGTATTTTGTTATCTAGCTGACCATTGATCCATCTGTTAAGCTCTATAGCTCCACTGTATCTTTCAACTATACCAACAATACCTTGTACTTTTACTTCTTTACCGCTTTTACCTTGTTTTGTAGTACCATAAGTTATATCAGCTAAAATGCTTTCTTCAACAGCTTTGAATCCTGGTATCTTACTAAATTTTCTTAATCTCTTCTTTACTTCATTAGTATACTCGTAACCCACTAATTGTCCTAGTCTAGTTTTCTTAGACTCAGACATATTACTCATGTGTTCTATTCTGTCGTCTTCTGTCATAGACTCGTCAAGTCCCATGATCATTTCAGTGCTACTATATAAATCTTTAGAACTTTTAGTGTTTTCACTAGTACCAGTAGGTCCAAATAATCTACCTATCTTATCTGTAAGAGATACAGGATCAGAGTTATTGTGGTTTTTAACTATATCAAGTATTTTAGCTTGAACTTCCCTAACTTGACCAACCAAAGCTTTGTTACCGTAGAGACTCTTGTTGCTACCGAATACTGCTTTCTTTATATAAGGAGTGTAAAAGTTTACTATTTCAGCACCATACCCTTTAGCTTTAGTATCAAAAGATTTGTTTACTTTTCTTTCTAATGCTGTTTGAGATCCTATACCGTTAACTAAACTACCCTTAGCACCTTTTTTAGCTACATCTAATATAGAACCTTTAATACCTTTACCACTAGCCATTGACTTATTATAGTCTTTTAGAAAGTTATAAACATCTCTACCTGTATTAAACTCTATACCTTTTATACCTAAATTTTGAAAGGTTTGTCTTAAAACATCTTTTATTTTAGTAAACGTGTTTTCTTCAAAACCTATGAAACCTTGAGCCATACCATCTGAAAAGAAAGTAAGTAATTCCTCTGCTTGAACATCAGCTGAGTTATTCTTGTAAGCTTGTAGTTTAGCTGACAAGTATGAACTAGGATCATAACCTTTAGCTATCATGCTGTCCACTTGCTCTTTTAAAACACCAGCCATAGCTTGAGCTGCTTTAGGGTTTTTCATTAATGTTTCATTTAAAACACTATGTAAAACCTCGTGTTGAGCAACTGTTGTTTCACTATTTTTTTCTGACTTAGTTTTGTTTATTATTATTTCTTGAGTACCATCTTTATATTGTACTACAAAACCATTATCGCCTACTCTTTTTACGTTTACTTTTTGATCCTGTTCATCTTTGCTTTTACCTTTGTTTCTTTCAGGTAATCCAGCGTTTATTTCGTTTATTCTATCTTTAACTTTTTGATCAGCTGTTTTACCACCTTCGACAGAAGCATCGTCGTCTTCAAAGGTATTCATATCGATACCTAGCTTTTTAGCTGTTTTCTCAGAAGCTTCAGTTGTTTTCTTTGATATCTCTTCTTTGTTCTGCGTTACTTTTCCACCAGCTATTTCACCATCTATTTCTGATATCTTATCGTTGATACCTTGTAAATCTCCAGTAAAAGTAGTAGCAACGCCATCAATCATCATCTCTACAGTTGCTGTAGCTTTAGCACCTAGATTTTTTTTAGCATCAATTAGTTTTTGCTTTTGTATATATAAATCTATTTCTTTATCAGTAACAAACTCTCCACCTAGGTTTATAGCGTTTTTGATATCATTACCATGTTGTAAAGCGGCATTAGCCTGATCGAGATCTAGCTTAGCTCTATCCATCAAATCTTGCTTACCAGCAGCTTTAGCTCTGTCATACAGGTTTTGATTGTACTCTTTATTAGCTTTCAACGTTTCCATAACGCCGGTAATATTTGCTCTTGCTTCTAAGTATACTTGTTTTTTAACATTGCTGTAACCACCACCTACAGTAGATGTTGCTACAGATGTTGAGCCTGAGAGTATAATTGTACCCATCAAAGTTTCAAACTGAGTCTGAGCGTCTAAAAAACCAGTTTGATTAGACAATCCAACTGTTAGCTTAGCCATGTCTGTAAGAAGTAGTTCCATTTCTTCTTCACCAATTTCTCCAATAAGATTGTTAACAAATTGCTTGCTTACTTCTTTTATAGCCTTATTGCTAGCTGCTTTACTCAAATCGCCTTTAAAAGCGTTTAATAATCCTTTACCAGCCGCTGTGTTAAAGAAATTAGCATCTGGCATTATACCTTGAACAACAGATGTTGCAAAAGATGCCATATTACTGTACGCTAAAGCTTGACCTTCATCTAAGCCCATGTCTATAGCTTCGTTGTAATTGTCTCTTATGGTTCCCATGTAAGCGACTTGGCCCATCCTAATAGTGTTCATGTTTATACCACCAATAGTTTTTCTACCACCTTCTAATAAGGTTTTACCACCTATTTTTATTTTAGGAACGTTTAAACCAATGTTACCATACTTTAATCCAGATTTGTTTTTACCAAACAGCTTATATACATCTTTAAGTTTACGTAAGTCTCCTTTTTTAACTGAAGCTGCTAAAGCTAAAGTGAAAGGAAGCATGTTACCTAAAGTTTTAACGCTAGATCTAACATTAACACCATCTTTCCATAAAGAACCTCCTACATCAGATGTTCCAAATGTATTATTTTTAAGAAAGCTACTGTCCACTAAATCGTCCATGTAGTTCAACCTGTCATACATACCTTGAGTATTTACACCAGCTTTTGTTAAACCATATAGCGCTACTCTATTTACCATAGACGCTGTTCCATAGAAATACTCTGTACCAAAATCTCTTAAACCTTGCCCCAACGTTGCAACAAAATCAGCGGTGCTTGATACAAACTCACCGTCTTCTATTTTCTTATCTCTCCATTCTTGAAACTCAGCTGTGGTTTCAAAGTTTGTAGTCATGAAAGCCTTAGTAGCTAAATCAAAATCATATTGACCAGCTAGGTTATAAAACGTATTTTGTATCTCCTTAGCCTTTAAGTTATAATCATCAATAGCCGCTTGCGTTAAATCTTCTTCAGAGTCAAACTCTTTATAAAGATCATTCTGCAAACGCTCCATATCTTTTTGAGCTTTGTCAGAAGCACTACTAATAACCTGCATTTTAGCATTGTTTATTATCTGCTCTTTTTGCTCAAAACCCATAGTAGCTGTAATAGCTTCGTCGCTAACAGATCTAATTAATCTCTGCTTAGCTCTTCTGTCACTACCTACGGTATTTAATATCTCGTCTTCTACTTGTTGTGTTAACTCTATTTGTTCTTCTTCATTATCAGAGTGTATCTGAAAGCCAGAACTATTAGCCTCATTATCTGTTGTTTTAGATATATTCTCTAAAATCTTTAAGTTTTCTTCGTAATCTTTTTTTTCAGCCTTAGATATACCGAAGTTTAAATAAGTATTTTTATCCTCTATTACAGCAAGCTCTAAAGTTTTTTGCTCATCTATGCTTAAACTTTCGTCACTGTATATTCTAGTTATTTGATCATCATATTCAGACAGCTTATTCTTTACTTCTCTATGATTTCTAGATCTTCTTGTTCTGTTTCTTTCACCTGTGTCGTTTTGCTCGAACTCAAGTCTTTTTATTTCGTCATCTATATCAAAAGATTTTTGATCCATCATGGAATACTTTTCTCTCTCTTTTTTTAATAGATTTATATTGTGCTCGAATCCACCACCCATTAAAACTTGTTGGTCTCTAGCAGATGGATCATAAGGATTTTGCTCGTATATTTGTGATATCCACTCAGGTGTTTCTTCTTTTATTTCATCTCTATTCAATAGTGATACCGATGAAGAAGGATTTCCAAACGAACCCGATTCTTTTTGGTTTGAGGCTTGATTGTTCTCCGACCCTGCATCCGCCTCCGCATTTCCTGCAGGATCTAATTGGTTTCCCGCCACTAACTTGGCGTTGAAAGTTTGTTTCCAGGTGCTTAAATCTATACCTAAACCAGAAGCAGCAATTTTTGCTTCGTCTTCTGTATATTTTCTGTCACCTACTATATAATCTGGCATATTTTTTTATTTTATTTTATTATGAAGTTAACCAAGCTAAAGCTTCAGCGTCGTTGTTCAATTCAATATCTGTCTTTATTGAGCCATTCTCAACAGGCATATAATCAACTCCACTACCATCCGCTCTTGCAATAGTTTGAATTGAAATTGAAGATCTTCTACCTGGTATAAAAGTCCTAGGTTGACCCTTCATTTTGTTAAAATATTCTGTAACTTTTTTAATTTTTTGATTATTAACAATCTCACTTCTATTTGGTTTGGGTCTATTTCTTATTTCTTTTTGTTTAGCAGCTGATGCAGCTACTGTTTTTAAACTATCCATGTAAGTGTTAGACAACCACTCTCTAAGCTCTCCTTCTCTTTCTATATCAAACAAACCCTGATCAAAATCCGCACGGTCTTTTAAAGGTGTGTTATTAATAACCGTGTCATACATCATAGACATTAGATCTTCTCTACCCATAGTATTAAACAATCCGTTTAATTGGTATCTATAGTTCTGCTCTAAACCTCCTTGTATTTTAACAGCCCCCTTTGTTGCCGTGTCAGTAAGCTGCATTAATTTATTAAAATCCTCTGCATCTGTTAAAAAATAATTATACTCAGTGTCTTCTTCAAAATCAGTCATAGGAACATACTCTCCATCATTCTCAACCGAAAGATTACCATACTCGTCTATCTCTATAGCGTAGTCACTGTTTTTAAATAAAGAGTTTAAAGCATCTAAGTTAGAACCCTTACTTATAGAGTTGTTTCTTACGTCATCATAAAACTGTGTTCTCTTTTCTTTAAAAAGATCTAGATTTTTACTTAAAGATTTAAAAGCAGAATTTATTCTATTCATTTCAGAAACAGCCTCCATGTATGCTGGATCATCAGCATCTAAATCAGCAGCTAATCTAGCAGCTTCAGCATAATTGTTTTTATTATCCACTAAAAACTGAGTAACCTCAGGTCTCATAGAGTCTTCAACCTTACCTATTTCAACATCTTCTAGTTTGTTTACATAATTCTTTAACTCAACCTCATCTTGTTTTCTTTTGTACGCGGCTTCTTGTAAAGCTCTTCTACCAATCTCAGACATAGGTGTGTTCATACCTTGAACATAGGCAGACTGTAGATTTACAAAACCTCCGGTTTGTGAACCTCCTGAAGCAAATCCAGCTCCTTTTATTAATGTTTCGTTTGCCATTTTTATATTTTTATCTGTTATCTATCATGTCTCCACCAGCTCCCATTATAGAACCAACTCCTCCCATTATAGATTGAGTAGCCGCGTCTCTCGCAGCATTAGCAGCACCAAGCCTTTGTTGTGACATACCTAGCAGAGTTTCTGTTTTATTTTGCTCTGCTTGTCTAGCGGCTTGAGCACCAGCCATTTCAGCGTTTTGAATACTCATTCTTCCACCAGCAGCTTTCATTTGATTAGACTGTTCTTGTTGTCCTATACTTACAGCTGCTTGTTGCGCTTGTTGATTTCCAGCACCTGCCAAAGCTTGAGCCATAGCCGCTATACCAGATCCACCTGCAGCACCACCCATACTGTTCATGGTATTAGCCATGTTTTGTTGTGATTGATCTCTAGCAAAATCTGCAGCCTGAGTATTCACGCTTAAGTCTTCGTATGCGTTATCTAGGTTTGCTGCTAGGTTTGAAGTGTCTAGATTTTCAAACCTTGCTTTATTCCTGTTCATTTCTGCTTGAGCAGCTTTTTGCTCTCTTCTTCTTTTTCCACCACCAATTATACCACCGGCAATACCCATAAGGCCTCCAGCTGCCTGAGCCATCATACCTCCAGTTAAAAGTTTAATGGGTGATTTTTTGTAAATTCCTTGTGCCATGTTAATTCTTTTATGTTATTATAATTACAGGTTATTTACTACTTTCAAATATTTCTGATCCTACTGAAAATAATTCAACCTCTGTTGTTTTGTCATTTCTAAATTGTGCCTCTGCGTAATAGCCTTTTAAATTAGAAGTATTACCTTGAGAATCTTTAGTAAAAAATATATAACTGCTATTTGTGGGCGGTGTTGTTAAGGTGTCTATATTAGCCACTATTGTAACTGATCCGTTAGAGTTTGTAGTTATACTGGTTATTGGACCTATTTCTACTATTTCCTCGTTAGCAGCTAGATAATAAACTGTGTCACCAACCTGTAGTGATACGTTTACAGCTGTAGGGAATAATAATGTTATCGGTTGTGTCGCCATGATTTATTTTTTAAGGTGTGCAATTTAGATTAGTTAATGTTATTGTAGCTCCTCCATCACCTGGATCAACGCTTACTGGTGTTTGTCTTGTAGCACACTGTGTTATAGCTGGTGATAAAACACCTATGTTTATTGTTTCTTCAGCTAATGTTTCACAGTTTATATAAGTTACAGCAACTTGTTTTGCTCTTGGTGTGGTAGCTGGGTTGTACTGTATAGTCCAAGTAGCGCATGTTTGATCAACACCAGTTGTATCACAAGTATCACCATTAGCAGTAGCAGTCATAGTACCTGTTAACACGGGAGCTGGGCTAGTTAATGCACATATAGAAAAATTAGTATCACCTTTGTTTGTGTATATAACTCTTTTTGTTTTAGTAATACAATCGTAATACTGTACAGTTCCACCAGCGTTACCAACAACTATGTCATATTCAACACATCCATTAGCAGATCCTACAGTAACAACAGAGGTTAAATCTAAGTTAAAAGTAACATCTGAGTCTCCGTACGCTTGTATAGTACCAGGTCCAGTAATAGTAGCTTCGGTTGCCGCATCATTTAAAACCGCAGTAACAGGTAGTATTAATTCAGAACCTTTTCTATTATCAAAACTAACATTTGTGTTATCTGGCAATGTTAAGTTAGGACCACCTGTTAACGTAACGTTATTACTATTAACACTAGCAACAGTATATACATCGCTTGATGAAAAGTAAGGTGTAGAGAATCTCATACCAGCAACTATACCTGTAGCATCTTGAACAGGTAAAACCAAAGTGTTAGCTATTGCACTCGACAGAGCATTGTCCACACTGTCTAAATTAGACCACGTAGCGTAACCCACGGTATCTTGATTATTTAGAGTTAAAATTTGACCTGTATTACCGGTTACTTTAAAGTTGTAATCAACTTGAGAAGCGGTTGAAGCACCACTGGTAGGTTGACTATTAGCATCAAACGTTTTTACGAAACTAGTTTGACTAGGCAAAACGTTGCTTACAACCATATTAGCACCACTAGCTGAAAAAGTTAAATTAACTTTAGCTTTTTGGTATATATAAAAAGGATTAGGTTGTGGGAAAGGACTAATTAAATTACCACCAGCTAGTGTAAATGTATAAGTTACGTTTGAACTAGAAGCCGGTATGTATATTTTTATATCAAAATAACCAGAGGCTGGCATAGTGATAGTTGGTGTGGTTGCGTAAAAAACAATAGTTTCAAAAACGTCGGTTGTAACCTCTCCAATATCCAGTATTGATCCATTAGAACTAGCTAATGTAAACGTGGTTGTAGGGTTACCGTATATTCTAACTGTTCTTACAGCACCAGGTTCTTGAACTTGATTGTTTCCGTTAATAAAAGAGTAGTTTCTAATCTTATTAACAACAACATATGTAGCCTCCGTAGCTGGTATTGTTACGTTTATGTTATTACCATATATACTTCCTTGATTTGTAAAAGTGTAATAAAATTTTAAGTTTATAGCTGTCAACTTGTTGTTTGAATCATATGTTTTTGTTTCTACACAGTTATAATTTTCAACAACCATATTAAAGCCAGAGTAATCTATATTAAAGTCTTCAACAAAGAAGTAACCACTTGCTGCTGTGTAGGTTTTTTCTAAAAACATAACAGCTGAAAGAGCGGTTCCTGATATATCATAACTTATTGTTTCAGGAATAGGACTTTCTTGGTCTATAGTCATGTTTGTAGATGACCCTGTAGCATTGTAAGTACCCACAACTTGAACTGTTGATATTTTAGCAGAACCACTTATGCATAGAGCTAATATAGTTGTTGCTGCAGGCATAGCGAATGGGTTATCAAAAGTAACAATACATCTAACATCAGTCCCATCTTGCGTAAAAACAACAGTGTTTATGTTAGCTAAAGTAGTGTTTACCCAAGAAAAATCCTCAGCCTCAACAACATAACCACTTAAAGGTGATATTATCAATATTGCCGTAGCGTGCTGCAAAGCTACATTTGTTCCTGCCGTAACAGAGTATGTAACTTGTGATACCGTATAGTTATTTATAATTGTTTGATCTGCCATTATAATGTATTCATTGTTGTTATGTGAGTAACTATTCCATTTTCAAATGTTATAAACTTCCAAGCACTATCAAGACTTGACCAGCCAGCATCTGTTTTTAATGAGTTGCTTGATGGTGAAGTGTAAGACCAATAACCATTAGGTATTGGAGCTGAGTTAGTGTTGTGCCCAAATATACCATCTGTAGCAATTGGACCAATATCATTGTGAAGCTGAGCTCCAACAACTAAACCAGTTGCACCGGAATACTTGTATATATCAGATTGTCTAATTAATCTATTTGAACTCACTTGACCTACTAATGGACCAGTTAACCAATCTTTTAATTGTGTTTTAGCTAGAGCTGCTCTTCCAGAAGGAGTACCGTGTTGTGCTGCCGTACCGGTTAACAAATTAGTAGAGTTACTACCAACCCTGTAACCAACAAACAAAGAAAAGTCTACAGCCACAAGAGGTGTTCCACAACTAGCTAAAGTATTGTATTGAGTTTTAGCGGTTATAACACCATTTGTTACAGTTAATATAAAGTAAGTATTTGGAACAGCAGTGCCAGAAACATTAGCGTTTAAAGCGTTGTTGTCAGGCGTTGAAGCTGGTTCCACATATAAAAACTTACCACTAGTAGATATAGACTCGTTGTTTTCGTTATAAAGTATAGTGTTTACGTTAACACCTGAAGAATTAAAGAATTTAAAATTAAAATAATTCTTATCAATACCAGTGTAATTGTTAGGGAAATTATTATAAAACTCTTCTATACCACATTTAACAAGTTGGTCTGTTGCTGTCTGTCTTATATCTACGTTTACGTTAGATCCTGTTTTAGTACATGTCCAATAGTACCAGAATTTTTTAGTAGTGTCTGGCAGTGGATCATTACCTGTTCCTGTAGAACAAGAAGCGTCAACCTTAACTGTTAATTTAAACGCAGTTGGAGCAGATGAAGTTACGGTAGCAAAGCCTAATCCTTGAGTTTGAAAAGCAGAAGAATCAATATTATTATCACAATCATCATTGTAGTAAGTTTTTATACCTTTTATTTTGTTGAAGTATTTATTTTCTTTCTTAACAAACTCTTTTATCATACCTTCCTCCATGTCAGTATTGATATAGTTAGTATACCAACCAGGCGTGTAGTTTTCAGCGTTTATTATAGAAGGTGATATTTGTTGAGCTACAACCTGATCTATACTCAACCCCGTTAAACCACTAGACGTGTTATAAGAGTATTTTCTAGAATCAGTACCAGAGTAGTTTAATGTTTTAAACCCTTTGATAGACTCTGTAACGTCATTTATCACTACGTTTACAGAACTATCATATTGAGTACCATAGAAGTTGTTATAAATGGGATTAGATGCGTGCTCCCATATCAACCCTTTGTTAAAAGTGTAATACTTGTCATTTAAAGATTCACCGCTTTCTAGTGGATAAAAAACGCTACCAGTTTTAGTGTAATAAGATTTTCTACTAGTCCAACCGTCAACAGTTTCTTTAAATGATACTGTAGTTGTTTCTATGTCATCAGATTCAACATTAGGTACTTCACAGTGTGTTTTGTCTTTGGGTGTCTTAGATAGCTTGTCTTGCCATTCGTCAGTCAAGTAATCTAATGTTAAATTATAGTTTTCTTTATCATCATTGTAACTTCCAATTATCTTATTAGAACTAGGTAGATTGTCTGCAAAAAAGTCAGACATACCTTTTAGCGCTATGTTAGTTATACCATCTTGTGATAATCTAATTACAGCTCCTCTATTTTTATCTGAAAAATAAGCTCTAAATCCGTAAGAAGCAAATGATTCTGGATTAGTACTAATACCAAATTCACCAGCATAAGGAACAGCTTGACCCAAAACAGCTTTGTTAGATGTTATATTAGTGCTTCCGTCAGCATTAAATAAAGCGTCTTTGTTAGCTAGTATTTTTAAACACTTGTCTTCGCAAAGTGTAATTAGGTTTGTGTTTCTAGAGTGTAGTTTTTGTATAGAACCATACTCAGGGTTTAAATCTTTAGTTATAGGCTGTGCTTGTATGAATTGGTTTAATCTATTTATACCTGCTTGAGAGTTGTATATTTGAGAAAATATAAGACCACTTGACCTTCTTTCTTCCATATATGGTTCATCTAGTAAAGCAGACACTTTAACTCCTTTACCTATTCTAGGTGCGTTGAAATCATCTCTTATTCTGTCAGACTCAACACCATTTCCAAAGCTATAACAGTTATAATAATTTAATATTTTTGATTGTTGATTTATAGTTGATATAGGTAATGCGTTTGATGCTTCGTAATATATATCAATATCTACAGCTTCTTTTGGCTCTGTTTCAAAAACAGCTGGATTGTTAGAAGATATTATTTTGTTATCATCACTTATAACTTCTTCAACTATTTGAAAACCTCTTATGTTGGTTAAGGCTGATTCTGATCCGTTACCAACCCAGTCTTCTTGAACCTTGCTAGTTAGCTCTAGCGCTAAAGAAAAAACTCTATTACTTCCAAGCGTACTTTTTTGACAGCCACCACAACCCTTGCTACAAAAACATCTTCTTATACCCCTAGCACCTCTGTATCTCCAGTGGTTTTTAATTTCATAAGGTTTAGAAACTCTACCGTCTATGTGTACTATTCTTACTAAAGCCCCTTTTACAGCTTTTTCTGCAAAAAACGCTTTTTGACTACCTAAGTTTTCATAAATAGGATTTGAAAAACCAGCTCTAAGAATACCTAACCACTCTCTATTATAAGCGGCACCAGCGTGAAAAGCCTGCTCCATACCTGTTTGACCTTCTATAAATACTTTTGAATTTGAAGGAATTCCATTAAAACCGTTTAACCTATTACCGTTACCACCTAGCTCGACACCTTTGTGTCTCCAACTAGAAGGACATGAACATCGAGTACTACCATTTTTTTGTGACTCTCCCGCATCTCTAAAAAATGTCCCCCATCTTGATGACTCACCTCTCAAAGAAGGGCTACAGCTAACTCTATCTACGTAAGCAGCGCCAACTATACCGTACCTTTTATTTAAAGATGAAAAAGTTTTTATTATGTTAAAATCAAAATCTGTATCTCTATTTATTTTAACAAAAAATCTACCTTCAAACTCTGGTAGTCTTTCTTCTTCGTTTTTATAAACATTTATAGTAATAGTTGCACCCTCTACTAAACCTGATATTCCAAAGAAAGAAGCGTCTGCTCCAAATGGCTCATCTAATTGCACCTCGTACATTGTACCATTACTTGAAACAGGTCCACCAAATTTAACCCCTAATATATCTGTTGTATTACCACCGTCGGATATTGTAATAAAGCTATCGCCATTAAAAGCTGTTGCAAACTGAGAATTATCATCAGCGTTAGGTCCTGTAAAAGTTATTAAAGAGAAATCTTCTTGAAAACCAGCGTCAACTTCACAGCGAGCTGAAGCTATAATCTTTTTAGAATTAGCAACAAACTCAGGAGCTTGAGACTGAACATCTAAAACTTTATATCTACAAGGACCAACAGAAGGATTATCTACGTCGTGTTGTTTTTTTAGTATAAGATAACTATCTATTTGAACTTTACTTCTTTCTGATGAAGGAAAACTCAACCAAACGTTACCATCTTCAGCGAAGTAATAATACCTATCCAAAGCTAAGTTGTAGTATTCGTTAGATGTATCTTTTATAAAATACTTATAATGCGTTACCCCAGCTAGGACTATCCTTGTGCTATAGGTGCAGAATACGGTTGGACTATAAATTTAGCTGTCTCCTTCAGCTTGCAGCTTTGTCTATATTTACACGTGGCCTCTGCGTCCGCTAAAAACCGGTGTCTGTCTTCCGTAAGCGTCTTGTAAACACTATGCCTACTTGGTATTTTCTTATAGACTTTATCGCTGTGTAGTGGTCTCTCTAAAGTTAGCTTCATCTGAGATTTCCTCGTCATTATCTGAACCAGTGTGATCCTTCGTAGCTTACTACTTGACACGGTTAGACCTAATTTTACTTTTGGAACATTATAATTTTGTATATAGTTAGCGTATATAAGTCTATTAGCTGATACCTCTTGAGCTTTAGCTGCTTCTTGGTACGTTATCCCAGGGTCTTAGTAGTTGGTTAGCTTCTACAGCAGCACCTATTAATTCTGTTTTTAAATTAAATTGATTAGGGGGTGAGACATTTAAAGCGTCTTTATCTTCTCTTTTTAAAGTATCAACTACATATATATTATTAGATCTTGATTTTTTCATCAACACGTCAACCTCTATAACTTCTTGACTGCCCCAGTTAAAACCGCTTATTATTAAAGATCTTAAATGATTTTGCATACCCAAGTTATATCCGTCACTTGACAAGTACTCAAAGTCATCTCCTTCAAAAGCAGGTTCTGTAAAAGGTGAAAAAGTAGAATACTCTCCGTTTTCATATTTCCATCTATAAGCAAATCTAGGAAATTCAAACTCAAACATAGGATCTTTCTCTTCTAAAATAGCTTCCCAAGAAACAAGTTCTTCATCGTCCTCTGAAAACCTTAATATAGTTGATGGAGTAGACATTATATGAAACTCTACTTCGTTACCGTTTATACCATTAGGTATTATCTCAAGTCTAATTGAATATTCATCTATATTGTTATAATCACCTACTGCACTACCGGTTAAAGTTATTATATCACCATCTTCCCAGCCAGTAGGCGTTGCGTTAAAAACCAATGAAACTGTTTCCATGTTAGCAGCGTACTCTCTAACATCTGGAGCTAATTGACTATCTTCAAACCATTCTTGATATGTAGGTAACGGCTCGTAAGTAGCCGCTTGACTTCCATTTGAAGGCCTAGATATATATGTAAAATTAGTATATTTATCGCCTGATGCAGGAAAGTTTCCTACAAGATTATAAGTAGTATTTAAAGGGCTGATACCAGTTCCAGGTACTTCTTCTCCAGCACTAGATCTTGAACTAGTAGCCATAGTAAGTGTTGGCTTACATAAAGGTGATTTTTTTATAACAGTAACATCTGCTTCTGTAAAACTATCTCCACTAGGGTCATACTGGTATGTTATTAACATTGTAAGTTGGTATCTTACTATGCACGAGGAAACTTGGTGTTCCACCGTTTGAAGAACCTTCTTTAAACTTTTTAATGTTTACTTTCTTAGGTTCGTTAATGTTGTCTGTAAAAAATAACAAGTCGTCTATTATGTTTGCACCTGTTATTAAGTTGTTTTTAGTGAAGTTTAATATACCCTTAGTATCAACAAACACTGGCGTTACATCTCCAGTTTTTTGATTAAACTCAGCTATAACGCTAACGCTAGATCTAGTCGTACCTTTAGCGGTAGCGATAAACCAATATATACACTCTGTAGGCTCATGTCTAACAGAACCTATACAAACTGGGTCGTTTAGGGAATTAATGTAATCAGAAGACCAATTACCAGAGGAAGCAGGAGAACCTTTAAGTTCTATGTTACCTTTTAAGTTTTGCAAAGCACCAACGTTGCTAGATTCAGAAGTAGCTACAGTTACATTTAGAGCATCTCTATATTGACCATTTGGAACCATTCTTTCATCAAGATCATGATTCATCTTCCCCTGAGTAAAGTTATGAATAAATTCTGGCATATTTTAGTGTTTTATTATCTTAGATTTACCTCTCATTACTTGAGCAAGTTCCTCTGATTTTAAATTTGATAATCTTAATTTAGCTTGTCGTGTTGCTGCAAACTTTTCTTTCTTAAATCTTAATACTAAATACTCTTGAGTATTAGCTCTTGTAGCTAATATAGCGTGAGCTATGTGTTTGTATAAAGCTTCTTCAGCAAACTTGTGAACAACCATTTCGTTGTCTGTACCTAGAGAATCACTTATGTATTTTAAAGTTATTATTTTACCTGTTAAGCTAGAGTCAAAAAATATTCTACCTCTTAAATTGTCTATATAATAAACACCATTGCTATTAGCTAATTCAGGTTCTAGTCCATATCTACCACCTTGAGCGCCTCTGTATCTTTCAAACTCATCTAAATTATCCTGATTAGTGTTGTTTCTATTTGTTGCGTCTTTAAATTTATCCCAAGTTTCAGAATTAGCTGCGGCTAACAAAGTTCCGTCTGTATCAAAACTATAATCGTAATTATTATCTTGTATCAACGCTTCAGGATTACTAGTTTTTCTAGTAGGCATTATTATTCTTTCTATACCATCATTATCTAACCATGATAATTTTACATAGTTAACAAAATCATGAGGTAATTTCATAGATAGAGAAGGTGGTACTTCGATCTCTTGAGACTTAAAAGATTTTAAAGTATCATAACTAAGCTCAGCCAAACCTCTTTGAGCGTGAAAAGCGATATCCGTTCTTCTTACTTTAGATATTATTTTATCTTCACCCACGTAAGATATTATAAAGTTGTTTATTATATTCTCTAAAGAAACATATTGATAGTTACCAAACTGCTCGGTAGCTAAAACCTCCCTAAACAATACAATTAAACCCGCTAAAGGAGATCCATCAGCAGCTTGCACATTCGTGTTTGGATTTGTGTTATTAAATAATATATCGTAAGAATCGTCAGGAGTAGTGTCACCTGGGTTTGTACCATTATACGAGTAACTATTTTTGTTTATTTCTACGCCGTTTATAAAAACCACTATGTCAACCTGTTGAGTTGGTCTAGTAGCAAACGCAGCTGTAGTTACTGGTCCAACCGTAAGGTTTCCAGCCCCAGCACCTACAAAGCTTTGGCTTTGCTCATAGTAACCTTGTTGTGTTCCGTTAAATAATGGCATATCTTATTGTTTTTCTTGTTGGATTGTTTGCATCTCTTCTTGATTAGCAATTTGGTACATCTGAACTTCTTTTGTAGATAAGCCAGCAAATTCTAATATTTTTTCAACCAAAGCTATTTCTTCAGACTGATGTAACTGAAAATCAGTGCTGCCAGTAGCGTTATAAAGCGCTTCACCGTAAACCATAACGTAGTTCCAGTTTGGAGGTGTTGGCTTAGATATTATATCACACGTTACATTGGCTACTATTGTAGCTGGGTAAAGCTGTATCGTTGATTCACTAGTTCTAGTATACGCTGGTCTGATTAAGTTTGGAGTTGTCAGTGGAGACATTTGAAGTATCTGTATGTCTTTTTTGTTTAGCTTTTCAACTATTCTAGCTACACCGTTAGTAGTATGCATAACATTACCTAACCTATAGTTGGTTGGTAAAGTACCTATACCCGTGTTAGCCATAGTAACATTCACTGGAGGTGCTTCGAATACACTTAATTTTTCTTCAAGTATATCTAACATGTCTGAATATTCTGTACTGTTACCGTGCAGTCTACCAAATTGGTTTATATCATAGAAATATTGCTCGAATATATCTAATTGAGCTTGTTCTGCAAATAAATTAAACTCTTGAGGCGTAACGTACCCACGTTGCTCTTTGTTTAATGTACTCAAAACAGTTTGGTAAACAGTATCTACACTTACAGCCATAATTAATAAGGGAATTTTTTATTTAAATATTCTTTTCTTTTGTCACAACCACAGTCTTTTCCCGTGGCTTTGCTTATTTTTTCAACTACTTTTTTTATTCCTGTAGCTTTTGTAATAGCCTCAACAGTATCGCCGAAGCCTTTTTGTTTCATGTTAAAAGCCATATTTTATTTTTAAGTAAATGCAACCGCCCGAAGGCGGTTACTTTACATTTTTATTTTACTTTTTTTGCAAACTGCTTATAGACTTCCATTCCTTGATCAGTCTTAAACCAAGCAGCTAAAGCATTATATGGGTGTTCGTCATAAGGAACAGCACATAGCTTTTTACCATTAGGATATGAAAATATCCTTTGATCTGCTGATAATTTTATAAGGTTTTGTTCAACCGCCTTAGCACCAAAGTTTCTTAATTCAACATTTTCATCATTAGCTAACTGTAGAAACATTCCTGGGTTTCTTCTAGCCATTAGTAAAACATCTCTTTTTACTTCTTTGCTTGTTAATTCGTTAACATCACTACCTATTTGAGCTCTTAATATAGCTTCTGCCGCGTCAACATCTAGTGCTTTAGCAGCTAATAAAGCTTCTATTTCGTACTCCATGTAAGCTAAATCATCTTGAGCCTCTTCAATTTTATCATATTCTGAATAAACAGTACCTCTTAATGGGTGATAAATTGATAATAGTTTTTGTAAGCATTGTTCTTCTTTTGGTACAAATAACTTACCGTTTCTCATTATGATTCTACCTAATGTAGCTTCACCTTCTTGTTCGTCTACTAAAGGACTAGCCATATTAGTAGCATACTTAAGTTCTCTTTGATATCCAAGTTTTTCATCAAAATACAACAATGGTCTTTTAGACGAGTGCTTTGATGGTATTGTATATACTAGAGGTTTGTTTTTGGCTTCCATTGTATAAAGCCTATCTTTTATTTCCCAGTTCATACCTAGAGGTATGCCTAGTAATTTTTTTGTTTTTACTTTTTCCATGATATAATATAATTAAATAGTTTATAAGGGTAATAGTTACCCCCGTAGTTACAACGAGGGTAAGAATTACCTGTGTTATGTTATACTTTTTTAAGTAGAACAAAGTTATTAGCAGCTTGTACACATAAACATCTTTCTGATAAGAAGTTTACAGTCATGCTATCTAAGTCGGAAGTAAAGTTTCCACCAACAGATCCAGTGATCCAAGACTTCATTTTTCTGTCATCTGCTTCAGAAGCTCTGTAACGGATGTGTAAGAAAGGTCTTGAGATATTTTTACCTAATGATTGGTCGTATACTGTACTTGTTCCTGCAGGCACCATGATACCTTCTACGTCAGCAATTAATCCACGAGTAGTAGCATCGTTTAAGTATTTCCAGTCAGATTTGTAGAAATCGTAAGATCCACGTCTGAAACCAGAGAAACCTAAATTTAAAGCCATATCCTCAGAATTATCGAATACACCGTAAGATGTACCTCCAGCTCCGTAAGAATTTTGATTAGCTAACATTTTATCGATAGATAAGTTAGTAGCTCTATCTAAGAACATCATGTTCTCTTCGATAGCTCCTTGCTTGTCTAATTCTTGTAAGATGTTATCAAATTCTTGAATACCATTTGCAGGTACAGCGTTTCCAAAGTCTTGGTTGTTGTAAACCAATCCTCTAGATTCAACAGCAGCAAATAAACCTTCAGATCCACCGAAAGATCCAGAAAGACCAGATCCAGCTACAGTTTTCTCAGCTTCAATCATTGCCATTTCTAATTTGTCTTCAAATCTAATTCTTGTTTCAGATTCAGATTTTAAGTACCATAAGTAACCAGAAGCACCAGCTTCAGTAGCTACTTCAACCCAACCGATTTGAGCAGTATCAGATCCTGAGATAGAATACTTACCTTTTAATATGATTGGCTTGTTAGTAAATTTAGTGAAAGGAGAGTCTACAGATTGTTGTAGCGAGTTATCAGTTCCTTTTGCATACTCAGAACCAAAGATGAATAGTTTTACCGCAGCAGCAGCAAACCCAGCATTTCCAGCACCAGCAGCTTGAATAGCAGCATAGTCGTAAGCAGATACAGTAAGTACAACTCCAGCTATACCTTGTACTCTTGCTTTTACTGTTTTATTTCCTTGAGAAATTACTAATGTATCTCCTACAGAATATAAAGCAGCTTGTTGAGCAGCAGTTAATCCGTCACCGTTTCCAGCAGGATCAGTTACTAATGTGATCGCGTCACTTGTTCCGTTTACGTTTGCGATTGTAGCGTTGTTAGATGCTACATGGATTCTACCTTGTTCAGACCATACAACTTCATCAGAAGCCATAGGCATTTCAGCTCCTACCATTCTTAAGAAACCAGAGATAGTACGGTTACCGTATCTTTCTACTTCTTTCTCATATACTTCTGGTAAGAATTGTTTTGCAAAGTTAAAATCATTGTCAGCAATTGACAAATAGTTATTGTCATATGCAAGTTTGTTTGGGCGAGGTACCACGTGTGATAACTCAGCGCCAGTTCCAGCTAAAGCCATAATTTTTAATTTTTAAGTTTTGTTAATCTATTTTCGTTTTTTAAATCCCCACTTAACTGACTGACCATCTGCATCGACAGATCTATATGTTGTACCTTGTTGAGGTGCAGCACTTTGACCTTTCCTAGGATCCATGCTAATGTTTTTCGTAGCAGCAATACTTTGCTTCATAGCATCAGCTTTTCCTTGTTCGTAAAAATGGTTTGCAATTGCATCAGGATTCATTGCGGTGAATAAAGATTTATGATAACCAGTAGCGTCTTGCATCTCGTTGTTTTTATTAAGAAACTTCTTAACAAAATTATTGATGTTGCTTTGGCTGTCTTTTACTTCATTCGGGTTTTTAACATTAAACCTATACCTCTTGTCTCCGACTTTGTATTCAAAACCTTTGAAATCGTCATTAAAAACTTGGTTAGTTTTATTGTTGAAAGTTTGAGTTTGCTTTTCAGCAACCTCTTTGTCTTTGTTATATCTATTGAAAAAATCTACAGCTTTTTGTTGTTCGTTAGTGAGCTTACTTCCAGCTTTAATTTCTTCATAGTATTTGGACTTTTGCCCGTCCAAGTGGCTTTTAGCGTTCGCAACTTGCTCTTTTAACGCTAATTTTTTTCTTCTTATATCTATCTCCTCATCTTCTTCTTCATCCCAAGAAAATTTATCTTCTAACATGAAGTTTATTTCTTCTGAGTTTAAGTGAGGTTTTGTTTGTTTGTAGTACTCGTAAAGCAAATCTGAATCTTCTAGTTTACTATAATCTTGATTAAGCTTTACGTAATCGTTTAAATCTCCCCCAGTTTCTTCCATAAAGTCCATTAACTTTTGGATATTTTCTGGTAGTGGTTTTCCTGTGACTTCAGCTTCCGCAACAGCTTCTTCAATTTGCTCTTCAACCTCAGCAACTTCTTCTTCTGTAGAGTCTTCAGTAATTTCTTCTAATACTGGAGCTTCCTGTGTTTCTGCTTCCGGTTGTACTTCTTCTTGTTCTTGTGTGGACTCGGCATCTTCAGGCTCTGCAACCACTCCGCCGTCGTCAGCGTTATCTTTTTTAGTTTCATTTTCTTCTTTTGGTGTTGGTGGTTTACTTAAATCTACTTTTATTACACTGTCATCTTCAGCAGATTCAAATTTACTTTTATCAACTTTCACCACGTTTTCGTCACCTGGATCACCTTGATTATTTTTCGGTGTAGTCTCTTCGACTACGTTTTCTTTTTCTTCTTCCATAATATAATATAATAATAATTAATAAATTTATCTAGGGTCAAACGAACCTAAATCAAATCCTCCGCCTAGTATATCATTACCTGCGGACTCAAAGTTTTTAGGTGGTTTACCACTATTTCTTTGGTCAATCATTTCTGATTGTTGTGTAGCTTGTATTTTTGTTCTTTCGTCTTTACGATCTTCTTTTTCTTTTTCTCTGCTTTTCATACCATCAACCTCAACTCCTTTAAGCTGCATGTTATATTGAAACTCTAAAGCCATCAACTCTTTTTTATGCAATACTTCTTGTTGCATTTTTTGAGCTTCAATTTGAGCTTTCATTTGTTCTAGTTGCGCTTGACCTTGAGCTAAAGCTTGTTCTTTTTGTAATTCAACTTGAGCAGCAGCTTGAGCAGCTTGAGTATTAGCTTGAGCTTGCATTTGAATATTTTGCTGCTGAATAGCCTGGTCTTTTTCGCCTTTCTTTTTTCTACGTATTTTAAGAAGTTGATTAGCCATTTTAATATTCTTAATATCTCTAAGGTCTATAGCGTCTTCAAGTTCTATACTTTTTTGTTGTAAAGCCATTTGAATATTATTTTCTAAAATAGCTTTTTCTTCTTCGTCTGGCATTAAGTCTATAAATATACCAAAATCGTATAAATGTAAACTTTGCATCTCTTCAAGAGTCGCAACATTATGAACTCCTATTGCTTGTATAAAAGCATCTTTAGTTGGAGAATACTCTATAATATCAGATATCCTTAATGATAAACACTCTGCTGTTTCAGCTGTTAAATATAAACCAGCTTGTAATATATGTCTAGTTGCTGTATTACTATTTGCAGCCGCTAACTTCTGAACGCCTACTAAAGCATTTTTATCTGGCATACTACCGTCTCCTAGCTTCATTAAGTCCGGTTACATCTCTTATCATTTGTAAATAATAGTTGTAGTTACCTATAAGTGCTTGCATTTTGTTTCCACCACTACCTGATGTAATTTCTTGAATAGGTACTTTACCTGGATTCATATCACCTTCAGAAGTGAAACTTCGCCCTATTACGGATCCAGTTTGGAAGAACATGTTTAAAGCTTCTTGTGGGTTGTAGTTTGTACCATTTCCTAAATCAACTTCAGCTAAACCGTCAGCGTCTAAGTAAACACCATCTGGTACCATTCTAGCCATAACTTGCTGTAACTTCAAGTGTGTTAACTGAATCATATCAGCAAAACCAGTTATACGCTTAACTAGTGAGTCTATCTTACCGTTGTACATTCTAGGCGCAACTATAGCATAATTCATTTTTACTTTAGTGAAATCACTTTTAGGCCTCATCATGTTTCTTGACATTTCCCACCTAAGTAATTTATCAGTACCTAATATCATCGCTCCATCATAAAGACACTCAATAGATCTTAGCATTCTAGTATAACCACCTTCTTTATCTTGTGGTGGATTAAACGAATCATCTTTAGGTATTATTTTATCAGCACCAGTCGCTGTTTCTTTTACTTTATATACTTCATTCATGTAGGTCTTGTAATTAAAGTATAAAACCTGAATAGTATTATTATCTTCTTTATCTTCGCTATGTCTAGAATTATAGTTTGATCTGTTATAAGATTTATTTTTCATTATATCCTCAAGATCACTTTCTGTTAAGTGTGGAAATTGTTTTGCCAACTCATTAACAGGTATACTTTTTACTTCACCAACATAATATATATCATCAAAATATGGGGACTCAGTGTAAGAGTAAACTAAGTTTGCAGGATCAACATAATCTATAACAACACCTTCAGACGTGTTGAACGAAGTTTTAACAGCACCTATACCTAAAACTGTCAAATCATAATAGAATTGCTTTTTAATAAGTTCGTACTTATTACCTTCAAACAAGGTGTTTATAGCTTGTTCTTCAGCTATTTCAACAGATTGTTTGTAAGTTAATTGCATGTGAAGCTCTAGCTCTTCAATAGTTTCTGGTAATTTTTCAATATCATTTTCAGCAGTTGATATACCAAAGTTTTCTTTTGCAAAAGCGTCTAACTCTTTAGTACGCATGTCAGCCAATATAGACTCCATGTAATCCGTACGTTTAGCTACTCCATATGGATCTTGAGAATAAGCTTTTACATCGTAAGTTCTTTCAGCAATACCGTTAACAACTATATCTACAAACTTAGATATGATAGGCACAGGCTTCCAGTCTAAATTAAGATAGGACAAATCACCATTTATAGATAACTCATCCTTATATTTTTGTATTGATTGCTCGCCTCTAGCGTACAACCTTAAACTATGAAAATCATTTTGATTAGTTCTATATCTATTAGAACCTCTGTCGTTATTAAACCACTCTTGCTCTATTGCTTTACCTACTTCAAACCATAGTCATAGCTTAACTTTTCAGCGTCGCTAACTGTTTGACTCGGGAAATAACTTCTAATGCCAGACTCTGCCATATTTATTATTTGATTATTTGTGAATTTGTTCCAGTATTACTATACTTGGAAATGTTTATGTTTAATGGTTGTTTTTCAACCTTTGCATTTGGTGCGTATAAATGTCTATTGTTAGCCATTATAGCTAAACCAGAACTTATAGACGCATCAAACTTTGTTCGTTTATTTATATCAAACCTACTCCAGTCGTTTAAAAGATCATTAAAATACAAATCTCCAAACGTTCCATCTTGCTTCATACCTACGTGATCTTGTATATACATTTCGATTGCAGGCGGCATGTGCTTGTTTTATATCTTCGCTAGAGTTAGGTATACCACCTACTTCTTTTTCTGCAACAGATAATTTATTCCATACTTTATCAGGTCTATTCATACTAAACCCTCTATATCCTCTACGTCTCTAAATAATACAAGAGACGAGGTTTATTGTTCTCTGCTAGTATAGGCATCCCGTAAAATACTAAAGCCATTAGAACGTCCTCAAAGAATATCTCGGCTGTCTGGTGGTCTTGCTAAGTACTCTAAAAAGAAACTGTTTGCAGGAGCATCTTCCATACTAAACTTTGTTAACCGTGTAAAGCTCCTTTAGATCCTTCTACCATCTACAGTACCTGATATATCATAACTAGTCACAACCAAATGCACCCATGTGTTCGTTACCTGGGTATTTCATACCGTTTTTAACAACTGTAAAGTTTTGCTTGTTAGATGGCGGCTCCCAGCTGACTTTGAACCTTCCTGCTGGATCTGGGTAAAACATTACTCTTGAATCTTTTACACCGTTAACCCATTGAAAGCTACCTATTAGTTATTTGAGCATCATTATTTAAATCCTCATTATAATCTATTTGTTCGTATATTTT